TGATTGATTTCATTAAGCTAATGGATGTACCTAGTCTTTGTACTTTTAACAGTGTCAGAAGCTGGTATTGCTATAAGGGTATACCTCCCTTAGATTAACAAAAATGTGAAAAGGTAATCATTACCAATAGTAGCTCAGTGGTAGAGGATCTCGATGTGCAATAATTCTAATTGTACGGGGAAACGTCACCGGTTCGATTCCGGTCTGTTGGTTTATTTAAAGATATGACGATATCTAAATAAAAACTTATATGGAGGTATGTAAAATGACATACGAAGTAAGATTTACCCTTAAAGAAAGGGATAAAATCAGTTTAAAAATGATAGACAAAAGTCCTATATTTGATGAAGAACATCGATTAAATAGAGACGAAAACAGTTTGGCGCTTTTAGAGTTTATTAACTTTAAAGCCGGTAAAGCAGTGAAAGGAGAATTTCATACAAAAGACGGGGATAATCCAGCATTTATCACTGTAAATGGTGATTTAATGGATTTAGACCATGATTTACCTGTTGATCTTGATTTTGTTGATCAAGAAAAAGAAATGGATTTTCTTGGTAGTCCTTTCGAAGTCGGCAAATATTATGCTTCAAAAGATCAAACTGCTTGTGGTAGATTAGTTAAGTTTGCATTTAAAGACAATGAAATACGATTTGTATTAAAAGTCATAGCCTTTCCAATGCCTATCGACAAGTCTGTAGATGCTATAATTCAATTGAAACCAGAATATCTGGAAGCTCTTGGAGAATCCCGAAATAATTACTATGAGGAAATATGAGATGAAAAAGATTATATTATTTTTGTTACTTCTAGTAACAACATTGAGCTTTTCGCAAACTGAGTTAGGCTATGATAATTTATTGCTGAAATATTATTTAATGGAAGCCAAGGTTAAACTTGCTGAAACTAAAGAAGCTGAAGCAAGAGTTTTGACGGATCAGTATTTTAGTAATTGGCAAGAGTCAGAACGTATAGTTAATGATTTAAGTATTGAAATAGAAATTAACAAAACTACTATAACTGTATTAAAATCAACTAATAAAGTTAAGACTTCAACTATTCAAAGTAAAAACATTATTATCAATAATACTCTTTCTAAATTAGATACTACTAAAATAGAAAACTATACGTTATCTACTGAGTTGGGAAAAGCTAACGATAAGATTAGCGCCTATAAAAATATATATACTACAGCTATGGAAGATATGGTTACAGCTGGAACAAGTATAAATATAATGTCTATATTATGGCCTTGGGGTTTAGTAGTAATTACAGTTATTTTATTGATACTATCTTATGCAGTAATATTTAAAAGTGGTACTAGTATAGAATCTCAAAAAGCATATGATAAATTTCATAAACTAAAAGCTGAAGAGAAAAAAGCAACTAAAGCTAAATCTTGGGATACAATAAAAGCTGAAGAGAAACTAAAAAGAGATAATAAAAATAAATCTCAATCTCCCCCGTCTAATAAAAAAAATGTAACTCAAATACAAACACCTGTTACAGGTAGAGTTAAAAAACCTTTCTTATGGTTCAATAGAGATAAGAAAATTAAGCAGCCTAAGATAAAAGGTTTGAAAAAAGGTGATAAACTTATTGATGCGGACTATATGAAAAAGAAATCTACTGAATGCACACTTAATGAAATTTCAGGCTTAGTTAAACCTATAATGACTGTACAGGGTAAAACTGAAGTTAAGAAAACTAATACTGATTCTAATAAGGATAAAAAAAATAACTCTTATCCATATAAGAAGAGTAATAAAAATAAAAATAAGAAGAAGAAAAAGAAATGATTAAAAAACTTCTTTTTATGCTTGTGGTAATTGCGTTAATCGGAGGTAATTTTTACTTCTATAATAAACAATATCGACCTGTAACAACGGGGGAGAATAGTTTAAATATATTAGCACCTTTACCACTTGAACAAATTACTGAAGCAGTCGAAAAGTACGGGAATGATTTCATTAGCAATCAAGCCTTTACCAGTAATTTTATCAACTTAATGAAACTAAGTGACGAACAATTAAATCTTATGTCCGGTATAAGTGTAGAGTTTTATACGCTTTTAACTGAACAATTTAATGTTCTAAATATATATGCCGAAAAATATTATTCGAAACAGCAAAGTTCCGAGAAAGCTTATATAGTAGCTGGATTTTTAGATCTATCTGAAAAAACACTAAATAAGTTATCTATAAATGAATTAGTTGCTGTTGCAAAATTACGTGGAGAGACAATTAAAATGTCTCTTAATGAGAAAAATACTTTTAAGATTTTAGAATTTGATAGAATCTATAACGTTTTAGCTCATAGGTTACACGATGAACAGATTACATTAAACGAATTGAAAGTTGTCCGTGAGGGAGTACAGAGTGCGCTAGACCTATTTGGAGAATTAGAAGCCAACTTAATCACAGGTATGTTTGGATTGTTAGTAATGCCTAAAACTGTAAATAAACTGGTTTTGGGTAGATTAGCGACTATTGAAGAAATGAAGTATAATTTAACCTTGGAAACGAACAAGTTTCAAAGTACAGGGGATTCTTTTGATCTTGATAGACTAATTATGAACATTCAGGAAACATTGTGGTTACACAAAACCGATCTTAATTATATCCTTGGAAGTAAACTAATTGATGTTTTACCAAGTGGAGTTTACAGGGTAACTAAAGCTTATCCAGACTCTTTCGATAAGAAGTATAAAGTAGATCAATACCGGATCTCTAGCAGTGTTTCCGGTAATAATTGGGTACATGCAAGCTATTCATTAGATCATGGAATAATCAATATAGATTATGGTGTAATGAATGTTGTTGAAATCTTGCTAAAGTTAAATAAAAACCAATATTACATTCATGGTGAATTATTAACAAAGGAGATAACCTAAATGAAAATGACACAAATGATAAATGCGAATACTGCTCACGATAGATCGAGAGGATCAAATATTAGTTCCAGACTCAGAATGATTCATTATAGAATTATATTCTTTTCTATCGTGCTACGGGCTAAGAAACTTCACGTAGGGAGTTTAACCCCTGAAGAGGTTATTATTTTAAAGAAAAGAGGTTTTGAAATCTCTTCCACTGTTCAAGATATGACAGTGAATAATAAAATCAAAAGACTTGTAGGACGAAGATTCTGCATTAAATGGTAAGGAAATTATTTTGAGTAAAAACAAAAGTAAATGTCGTGGTAAAAAGAACACGGACAAAAACAAAAACACTGAAACAAAAGAAGTAACTACAGCAAAAGATATTGTAAAAAATGCAAAAAATGCAGTAGTTGAAGCAAAAACACCTGTTACAGGTAAAAAAGCAATTGAAGCTGAAGCAATGAAAACAGACAAAAAAACTGTTGTTGTTAAAGTTAAGCCTAAATTGACTAAAGAAGAAGCTGCTGCAAAAAAACTTCTTGCAAAAAACAAAAAAGCAGCTGATAAAGAAGCTTATGAAAATAAGAAAAAACTTCAATTAGCTAATCAGCAGCAACAAGCTGAAAAGAACGCTAAAAAAGCAGCTAAAAAAGCAGAAGTTACTCCTAAAGTAACTCCAAAAGCTGAAGCTGAACCAAAGGAAACAAAAGTTCCTTTCGTTGAAAAGACAGATGAAACAACATCTGCAAAGTCTACAGCAGAAAAAGCAAAAGAAGAAGTAAAAAAAGAGATTCCGGTTATAGTTGAACCTGAAACTACTTCAGAAAGTGCTAAATCTGGTGTAGAAAAACCTATAACCGATTCTAAAGCAGATCCGGAAGTACCGGATGAAAAAGCAATAACACCTATTATGAATACTTCCAAAAAAGAAAGTATGCATACTAACGCAAAAGGTTTAGATCTTGAATATGAAGTATCTACGTCTGTCGGTGGTAATGAAACAATTAAACCTGTTCAAACTGCTACTTGCGGTGGTGTTCATTTTCAACTTTATGTTTGCAACGGTGTTGACGAAAAAGGTAATCTAATGAAGATTACTAATGCCAAAACTCTAAAGAAATTTAGACAGGCAAATGGTCAACCTACTGAAGCCTTAGCTAACGCTAAGAATAAAGAGGAACATAAAAATCTTACAAAACAGATTCGTGACATTGTGAACGGTAAAAAACGTTCTATAATAAACAGAGTTGCGACTATCTTACCGACGTATATCGGTCTTGTAGGAACTACTGTGATTTGTTGGGATAACAACACAGATTTTAAAAAGGGAGAAAAACTTGGACATACTATGGGTATGCTTTTAGGTTTTTCTGGTGGTAAAAAGAACTTTGTCGTGGATATTGAGTTAGAAACTGACAATGATCAAACACAGCATGTCCTACGTTCTTATGGACATGTAATGCCTTTAGAAGAAGTAAGATTAGGTAACTCTCACCAAGAAAATATAGTGAAAGCTACTGAAGTTACACAGGAAGCAGAAAAGATTTTAATTACTGATAAAAGAATGGACGATGTAGAGTTCCCAAAAGGATACACTGAAGCAATTGCTAAAGATTCCTTTGTATCTCTATTAACTTGGAACTCCCCTTATGGTGGAGATAAAGCAGTATTCCATTCTGTAGCCTTTAAAGATGTAGACGGGGAAACCTCCTACAAATGGGCTTTTCTTGACAGTAAAGGTCAAGCTAAAACGTCGTTTCTCCCAATGAGGGGATCACAGGCTGAATTATTAAGAGCGACTGTCTTAACCATGCAAGGTGCAATTCCTGACATGGAAGTAATGAGTTTCGCTGAAGATGAATTTGACCAATATGAAAAATGGTGTGGATTCTTTTTCGACTTGGAAAATGAACCAAAAGAGACTTACAGTGTATCTGAAGTAGTGACAGGAGTTACTAATGAAGAAACAGAACCAGAACAACAAACAGAACAACCACAAGAACAAGCCAGCTAAAGGAAAGTTTAGTTCATATGATAAACATAGAGGGGATGAAGGAATATTCTTTGTTTCAGCTAAAGACAAGAAAGGTGTTAAAGCTACTCTTGGGTTTATTGGTAAAAATTGCTTATTCGCTTACACTGCATCTGGTGCAGTTAAAGCATTTCAAAAAGCAGTCTTTAAAGATGATAAGAAGACCGGAGAATTTCAATGTCCGGGTTGTGGTGAAGATTTAAAATTTAATGTAGAAGTGGTAAAGTCTGGTAAGACTGATCACAAAAAGAGTAAAAATAATAAGTCTAGTAATACTAATGATTCTGATGAATACGGAAGATTACACGGAAAACAGTCTACAAAGTCTGTTGCTAAAGGACTTATCAATGTCGCTGAATTCGTCGGCTTAGATGTAAAAGACGATGATAACTGGGAAGAACTTATTGAAATATTCAAAGGTAACTAATAGAGTAAATTGATCGGCTTAATAGCATCGATTTATCTAAAAGTATTCTTAACAATCTAAGGTGAGATAAAAGCAATTTCATAGATAGCTCTATCTTGTCTTGGATCAGTTATTTTAAAGGAGGGTTAAAACATGGAAAATGTTTTAAACAGTCTACTATTCGAGTTGTATACTATGAATAGCCTTTTATTTCATATAAGGATTCCAGATTTTAGTTATTTATTTGTATCAGCGCATATTTTACTTATGGTTAGTCATACATCATTATTATACCAGATCAAAAAACTTCGAAGGAGTTTAATTTGATAGGTTTAAGCTGGGGATTAGGTTATTTGATTCCTATACTGGTTATATATTTAAGTGCTTTAGGTATTAAGAAGGCACATAAACAATATGATATAATTGGAGAATCAACAGCAGACATATTGACAGAAAAAGATGAAACAGGATCTAAGATAGAAAAAATCTATCTGGATTATGCTAAGATTAGAGCGTTCGGTAGTGGTTTGACTCTAATGTTATTATCCGTAGTATTTTTCACTACACCATTTGAGGGTTTTTGGCTAAATACATTTGCCTTAATTCATAATGGTATTCTTTATGGGATAAATGCTATTCTATTTGTTGAAGGGTTACTTGCGATACAGTTTCCTTTATTTGATGGAGTTAAAAAGGACTCCTAAAGGAGTTGCTTATTAAAAGATGGAATAAGTACACTAGTACAAAAGATTCGTTTATTGAACGAATTAAGACACTATTTAGACCTAATATGAGGTCTGGATCATTATTAAAGATCAAGTGCGGAAAGAGAATCTATGAAATGTTTGTAGAAGGTTTTTTTCTTGACCGTAAAGATTATTCTAAAATTGCACCACTTACGTGGATTCTGGAAAGAGATGTTAATGACATCTTTTATCTTGTTTACGATGTTTCTGTTCATGGACGGGGGAGAGAAAGATTAAGAAAAGGTTATGTTCATATTCATTTTACGTTAGATCCTGTAAAGGGGTTGACAGTGATAGCCGAAAACCATTATTATGGTAATACCGTTAAACAACTTAATTTGAAATATTTAAAGTTTTACAATATATTTTACCGTGTTCACAGAAAACTATATCTAAATAAAGAGGTAAGTTGTGAACGATTTAACAAAAAAGGAAACTCTTCCTAAAAAAAAAGAGAACCGAGAGGGGTTAGCTGGATCTAGTTTTTACGGTCTATTTGGCGATTGTCCACGAAAATGGGCTATCAAATATATTTTAGGCTTCAAAGAACTTAAGACAGCTAGACCGCTTATTTATGGCAGCGCAATACACGAAGGTATGGAAGTGTTTTATGAAACGAACTCGAAAGATAAGATGATTGAAACAGTTCTAAACTATCTGGATCTTCATTCAAGTAATTATATTAACCCTAATGACTGTACGAAAGATAAAACGAAAGCTACAGATTCACTAGAATATTGGTATGATACATACGGACAATATGATTTGGAAAAGTTTGATATCTTAGGAAATGAACTCGCTTTTACGTATAGGCTAGAAAATGGCCTAGACTATATTCTTAGACCGGATAGACTTATTAAAGAAAAGTCTACAGGCCACATTTATGTACTAGACACTAAAACAACCGGAGTTAGTGTTACTTATACGGTACGTAGGATTGCTAAATCCGACCAACCTGTTGGTTATTTGGCTGGAATAAAACCTATCTACGGAAATGCTTTTCGTGGATGGATTAGCGATATAATAGTTGCTACCGGAAGAAAAGTAGATGCTTTTCGTCCAGAACCTTTAGAATATGATCCATATGTTTTCAAATTATGGGAGTATTCGTTAATGTCACTTATTGAGGATTTAACAGGCCGATACAAGATGCTGAATGATGGTGGTTCACTAGAGTTTCTATTCCCTTACAGAAAGTCTGCTTGTAGTGTTTATAGTTGTCCTTACCAAGAGATTTGTACAAAACATCTGACTTTGGATTCCAACCCCGAAGATTATGGTTTTATATTAGATCCTTGGATTAAAGAGAGTAAAGTTAAAGACCTAATGGAAAGTAACTTTAAAAAATTATCAACAAATATTTAAAAAAGTAAAAGGAATTGACAATATGCTAGGTAACATTTCAACAAATTACTTACTGAAGATAACCACACCAAAAGAGTTAACTTCTAAGTATATTAAATGTCTGGTTTATGGTGCGACGGGATCAAGGAAAACAACTTTCGCAAGTACTTTCCCGCATGTCTTACTGTTAGACACAAATAAAGGCACTAAAACAATTCAAGATAGAGACGATATCCAAGTTATTCCGTTAGAACGAACATTTTTTAACGAAAGAGGTGTGGAAGAAAACTCTGATGTTTACAAAACTGTAATGGCAATCTTGAAGGATGCAAAATATAAAAGAGGTGCGTTCGCTGAAGGACAACCACTAGCTAAAATTGAGACAATAGTAATTGACGATCTTACCGATCTAGGTAGTTACATGCATTATGCTACTCTCAAATTTATTAGTAGAAAAGATCCAATTACCCAAAAAGCAGACTTTGACACTTGGGATAGCTTTCTAAATCAAATGGAAGATATTATTTCAATGCTGAAGTCCATCCCATACCACGTAGTTTTAACTTCACAGGAAAAGCTCGAGGTAGATGATAACACCAAAGAGTTAATCGGTGGTGTAATGCTCAAAGGTTCAATGCGACACACTGTACCGTATGGCTTCGATGAATTCTATCATTTTGTGGTAGAATCAAAAATGGGAAAGACTTCATACAAGTCTTATTTTGTCCCTAATGGAAGCTTTCAAGCAAAGTCCAGACTAAAGTTTACTGATCCAAAGGTAAATCTAACGTTTGCAGACCTTGAAGCACAAAATAACAAACTACTCAATTCTAATAATATTTAAAAATAGGAGAATACAAATGTCAGAAGCATTATCAATGGAAGGTTTAGAAGTAATTAAGGAAGATCACGTTACAGACGGAAAATACGTAGTAACTATCACTAAAGTCGAGATGAAAAAAGCAAAGACTGGTAGAGACTATGCATCGATTCAGGCGAAAATCAGTGATTCTAACGTTGAAACAGACGGAAGAATACCTAAAGGGGAAATGTTATTCCCTAGATTTATGTGTCCAATGGTTACAGATAAGGAAGATACTATTAAGTTCTTTAGAAATAATTTAGCTAAGTTCTTACAAGCTTGTGGAGCATTCGAACATCCAGACTATGCTGCATTAGACGGTACTGTTGCTAATCCAGCATTATGGGATCTTGCAACCGGTGCTGAACTTTCAATGTCTGTTAAGTGGAAGGAGCAAACCGATAAAGTGTTTAATCCTGAAACTGAAAAAACTGATAAAGTACCTAACGGTGAATTTCAGTACGATTTTTCAAACTATAAAGCTTACTAAACATAACCAATACAACGGGGGAGAAACTAGGAAATATCTTAGTCGATCCCCTTTTCCTTTTGAGGGGGATAAATGATAACAATAGCATTAGCCACTCTTTTGATTCTAGTAATCTATATTTTGTGGCAATCACATAAAATAAACATGCTGAAGGATGATGTTAGTATGTTTAAAGAGTCCTATGATTCTATGACTAAAAGATCTTTAGATCTTGAAATAGAACTAGGGAAGGTAAATAAAAGATATGAAGGCATTTATGAACAAGCTAAGACTATCGACGAACGCATGGAAAGGATTAGTGACGATCCTATTGCTTTGTGTGACATTGCAAACCGTCGGTACACAAACCACGGAGAATCCGATGATTCCGACGATATCATTGAAGGCGAGTTCACAGTTTCTAACAGTTAGAACTAGTGATCTTAAGCCAGCATTTATGATCCTCTCCCCCGTCCTAGCATTTAACGATATGCTAACGGATGCAATTCTATGGGATGAATTGGGTAACCCTCTTCTTGAATTGGGAAAGGATCTAGAACAACTAGAAGCAATGCAAAATACCGTTATCGCAGACTATGCTTCAGAGAATGAACTGCTAAAAGAAGATAACGAAGACTTACGAAGGAAATCACCGTTCAGAGACAAGCTAACTTGGGCTTTATGCGGACTCCTGTCAGGAAGTGTATTAACATTTATACTAACTTTACTATATTGATATATTAAATTATATCGTAAAAGGCCGACACTAGGCTAAAGACAGTAAACATGTAACAGATATTTAAAAACTATTTAAAAATTAAGAGGTAAGATAGTATGCTTACACAAAAAGATATTATGGTACTAGGTGATTATCCTAGTGAAGCAGACATAATGCAAGGTGGTTCGAAATTTAAAGATCCAGCTTCCCGTTTTATGTTTGCTCTTATTGGATCAGCTGATATAAGCTGGTCTAACATGTCCTTTCTCCACTTCTGGAGAGATCAATCCAATTTTGACGAATCCCCGTTAGGTGATAACGGAAATCATGAAACATTTAACAAACATCTAGATATTGTTCAGCCGAAAGTTATTGTTACTTTAGGTGCAAATATATCCGGTTTATTAGTCAATGCATTTAACATTAAATCTTATCGTGGTTCAGTAATGAGCTTTGAACGGAACAACAATACTTATTGGGTAATTCCTACTTATGACCAACGTACTTTGAAATCAAAAATGTGGAAAAGAGTCGGTCAAGGTGATGCAACTAGAGCAGTTTTATTTCAGAATGATATTAGAAAATCTGTAGTTGTTGCTGAAAATGGATGGGGAATGCATGAAGAACGTTTTAACTTAGATCCTACAATTGACGAAATAGAGTTCTTTGTAGATATGGTCTGCAAGGACAAGCGTTTACTTTATGGAGACATTGAAGCAACCGGACTAAATACAAGAATAGTTAAAACTGTAGTTTTGGGTTTAGCATGGACTGAATCGGATGCTATCGTCATTCCTTTACTTGGGTTCGGTGGTAGACACAACTTTAGCAATCCAATTGATCAGCAACGATGCTTGACGGCAATTCAGAAGCTTTTCGATAATTGCGGTGGTATAGTTTGGCAGAATGGAGCTAACTATGACATAAAAGTACTGGAAAATGAAGTATGGAAATTCAATTATCCTCCTTCAGCCTTCGGTGGAGACACTTTACTTCTGCATCATACCTGTAATCCTGAACTACCACACGACATTGGTTTTATGAATAGTATTTATGGGAAAATGCCTTACTGGAAAGAGTCATTTTTGACTAAGAAGGAAAACATTTTCTACACTAATCAAACCGAAATGAGACGATATAACGCAAGAGATTGTATCGCTATGGTGCCAATATACAAAGCACTTTTAGAAGAATGTAAAGTCAAAGGTCTTACTAACCTTTATAGGGATGCTAAGAAACTAAGTGTTATAGTTCATCGTATGTCAAATACTGGACTTAAAGTTAGTCAAAAGAATTTAAAAAAACTACAAACATGGATTGATATAGAAGTCAATGAAAAAGAATCTACTTTCCGTAGTCTCGGAAAGATACCCAACAAATTAAATCTTGCTTCAGATCCAGACATGCGTACCGTTTGGTTAGGAGAAAAATCATCGAAAGTTGAAAGACTTTTAAATAAACAATGGCAGTTTCAACCTTGGGATCAATACAGGGGAACATGCTCTTGTGGTACGTCAAAATGGTTCACTCAACAAGAATCAAAAGACATAAAAGATAATCCAGTCTTGTTACATAGCTTTAAATCTAAATGCCGTAAATGTAAAACACCAGAATGGCATTCTGTAGGGGAAATTAGAGAGGGAAAAGCTAAGTCAAAATCAACTAAGGCATATCAGGAAATTTTAAACGCAAATCAAATTAACGCATACATACCACCATACATATTAACTACGTATAAGCCTAGAACCACTAAAGAAGGTGCTAGTCAAGTTGATAAAAAGTTTCGTGAAGCATATATAACTGCACTAGTTAAAAGACAAGAAGAGATTACACAATTGAAAGCTTATCAAGAAGAAAACAATTCTAGATATGAATACTATAGAACACAGTACAAAGATATTGAAAAACTTATTAAAATGTTATCAGCATACGGTGAATATGCTGGAATGAAAAAACTACAAGAAACTTATTACCATTGGGATGTAGGAAAAGACGGTAGACTGCATAGTGATTTTAAAGTTTTCGGAACAAAAACCGGAAGGTTTAGCTCTAAAAAACCGAACTTATTCACGTTTCCGAAATCAGAAAAAGCACCTTTACTTAGACAAATATTTGTTCCTGAAGATGGTAAGATATTCTTTTCAGCAGACTATAAAGGATTAGAAAACTTTGTAATGGCTTTTGTGACTAAAGACAGGAAGCTATTAGAGATATGCGCTGATGGTCGAGATCTACATGACGAAAATACAATGGCCTTATTTGACATTACGCCTGATGATTCACGTTGGAATTTGTTTCGTAGTGCATCAAAAACGTACCAGTTCGGTACAGCCTATGGTGGAAGTGACAATGAAATTTATACACAAATCATTTCCAAGTTTCCAGAAACTAAACTTACCTTAGCAAAATTTAAGCAAGCTAAAGGTAACTTAATGAAAAAACATCCCGGTTATGCAAACTGGGTAGATCAAATTGTAGAAAAAGCAAATACAGACAGATTTGTGGAGACGTACGTTAATGGTAGAAAACGATACCTGTATGGGAACAAGTCGGATATTCGAAAAGAAGCCATGAATACTCCAATTCAAGGCACAGCAGCAGACATAGTGAACAACGCTATGATTCGCATTGATGAACGACTAAGGGCGGAAGGTTTAACAGCTGAACTAGTTCTTTACGTTTACGATGAACTTAACTATGAGTTACCTATCGAAGAACTACCGATGGTATACAAAATAGTTATGGAAGAAATGACGAAACCAGTAGAAATACTAGGAATTACCAGACACTTTAAGGTAGATCCTGAAATTGGTTATACGTTAGGATCTTTAGGTAGTTTCGATCCAGAAACCTTTGAAGTTACCGGTAGTTCAAAACACGCTTAAGTATATATATTTAACATGGACGGGGGAAATTGAGGAAATATCTTTTCTCTCGTCTTCTTAGGAGGCATAATGAGTAAATTAAAAGACAAAGCTGTGAGAGTTCAACCATATATAGATTTTAGTCCATTGATGACTAAATACGGTATATACGATCAATCAGATCTAAAACGCTTTATGAGTAAAATTGTTTTAACTACTCCTATAGAAATGGATAAAAAGAAATTAGATAACTTTCAAGTAGCAATAAAACCAATGATAGATCAACCATTAGATGGATTATTATATGATCTAGATTTGATGCCTGAACAACTTAAAACAGAGCTTGATGGTAAAAGGTATTCTGCTATTGTTAATCTGTATCTTGGAGATTATTATGATGCATAATCAATGGATTTTACTTCCGGTACTAGTAAATGATTTTAGCTTGCAATTATGTGACGGAGTTTTCAATAATGACACTCCTATACTGAAAAATCGTACCGATGGTTTTAATACAATGAATAGTAAAGATGATAAAATTGTCCAGTTTCTCGACGGAACTAAGGAATTTTATACGGATTATACCCTTTCTACGGTAGGTATACCAATAACAATTGATGAAGCTGGGTATGTTAAACCTTTTAATTTAAAATTACCAAAGGAAATATAATGAAAACAATAAAGATAGAAGCTATAATAACAGATGATCAAAAAGAATTATTAAAAAGAGTATTTGATAATACAGTAGTTGCAATGGAAACCGGATTATTTACAAGTATAGACAATCCAGAAATGGTTAAACAGATTACAAAAGATCTTATATCATTTTCTTTAATTTATGATCAACTAATAGACAAAGTAGAGTTCAATCCACAATCACTACGGAAAGAAACTCAACGTAGATCTAATAGGAGTACTAAATGAAATTAACTGATCCAAGTAAACCGGAAATATTATTTCAATTAACTGTCTTTGAAGAACTACATGCTGATTATATGTTCTTGCAAGGTCATACAGCTAAAAAAAGACAGTATAAGAACCCTAACTCTGAAGCTTACGATTGTATAACAGACCTTAGAGATAGTCCAATATATGTAGATAAAATAGTACAAGCAATGTGGATAGGCTTTTTACTATTCCAACAGGAGAAATAAAATGAAAAGTATATGTGATATTACAACACCAATAACAGCAAATAAACTAATGGCTTTAATAAACCAGATAGCCTTACAAGAACATTGTGACGGGGGAGACTTAATTATCCAAGGTCAGTATTTAGAAGGAAGCGAACTTACAATTATATTAGATCCTGTAACTATAGATGGTACATTTGAAATAGTAGAAGAAACTCCTGTAACTAAAGATGAAGTAATTGAAACTGAAGATGTATCGGTTGAAACCTTCTTAGATAGTATACCTGATGAAGAAATTATTGTACCAGTTGAAAAATAACTGATTTTGTGTTAATATAAATTATTATTTAAAAAGATATTTAAAAAGAATGGAGTACATACATGAATGATGATTTTAGCGGATTCAATTTCGAATCTATGGCTATCCCTATATCCGAGTTAATGCCTAACGTGGAGCAACGAATCGTTGAACCGTTACCGGATAATATGGAAATATGGGATATGACAGGTATACGTAAAAGTTGGAGTAAAGAACCTTGGGATGAATTGATTCCTAAAGATGGATTCTTTTATGATTTTTGTCTAGCTTTCAGAGGATACGCACCACCTACAGCATATTGGTTGTGGGGAGCAATAATTGCAATGAGTACTATGTTAGGTCGTGATGCTTGGCTAGAGTGGGGAGATGGACAATTATTCACTAACTTTTACACGTTATTAGTTGGTCCAGCCGGAAGATTAAAGAAATCTACTGTAATAGATAAAGTAGATACACTAATACATGAATATACAGAAATGATTCCTTCAGAAGTAGTTGCTTTTCAGAAAGAAACACCTACACTACAGGGAAAAGCTTCAGAAGCATCTTTGTATATGTTAATGGAAAATAAAAAACAAGTAGTAGTAGACGAATCAGGACAAACAGTAACCATTGAATCTGATGGTAAAGTATTTGCTTGCGTTAACGAATTGTCTACATTTTTAAGTAAACAAAGTTATTCAAGCGGTATTGTAGAGAAAATGACAGATATGTACGATTGTAAGAAGCATGACTCTGAAATGACTAGAAGTCGTGGTGAAAACAGATTAAAGAATATATATTCTACATTTATGGCTGGAACTACAGCGAAAGGCTTACGTAATTCTATTCCAGAATCTGCCTTCGGTGATGGTTTTATGTCAAGACTTACAACTGTTTACATTCCTGAACCTACACGAATATTCCCTTTTCCGATGAAAATGGTAGGAACACCTAAGATTTATGATTTAAAACAACGATTAGCTTGGTTAGCTCTTAGAGCTAGAGGAGAATACATTTTAAGTCCTGAAGCTTCAAAATATTACTCGGATTGGTATTTTAAATGGTATGATCAATTAAAAGATACACCTGACGAAAAGTCGTTAAGTAATAGACAAGACATTATTACATTGAAACTTGCTACTATTATTTGCGCTCAACGTTACAATCATGCTCCGGGAATGGATAAAATAATTAAAAAATCAGATTATATATTGGCAGAGAAAATAATTAAAAGATCTATAGCGTCTGCAAATCAAGTAATGGATACTATAGGAGAGGATAAGTTCTTTTTCAATCTAGGCCGAGTTAAGACTGTTATACAAAATCATTCTAATACAAATGATGGTAAGCCTATTGAAAGAACTAAACTGATTAGAAAAATGTCGTCTAAAAAAGTAACTGTTAAAATGGTTAACGAAATATTACAACAATTGATTGACACGGATCAAATATCAGTTTACGATAAGAACATGAATGCACAAAACGGAATTTCTGGAACTGGAACAGAATTATACGAATTGACAGGTGGGGCATAATGGGTGAAAAGTATAGAAAGAGGGATAATCCTTCAAGAAGTTGCCTAAGAGAACACAATTTAACCATTGAAGATCTACGTAATGCATATGTCGCTGAAGGCTCTATAAGACGAGCATCTAAAAAAGTAGGCATAAGTACCACTAGTTTTCATAGAACAATGGTAGCTGACGGATTTAGCTTCACTAAGAAGGGGAAAATACATGCATCTAAACAACATACTTCAATTGTTGCAGCATGGATTACTAAGAATCCTACAGTAATTCTCCCCCGTCAATATAAAGGCATTGCAGATATAACAAATATTCCAGTACAAACAATTAGAGCTTACTTCAAACGAAGACAAGACAGATTACAATCAATATTACAACGACATAATAATATAATAGATTTACCCTTTTTCGGAATGCCAAACACTAACGGGCAAATAATAATTAACAAAAACTTAAAAGAAACACAAATAACTATTGACAATTTTGCTTTATGCTATATAATTAAAGCAGTTACCTTATCTGGTAACAAAATAACATTCATAATGCAATTACCAGATTATCTCGAAATGTTTAACCAAGGAGAACATCAATGACAGAATTGGCTCAAGACCTTAAAGTAATTTTAGATGAATTTAGGGTAGATTATGTTGCAGCAACATCTGAAGATAAAGAAGAGTTTCATTCTATAATTCCACAAATAGTAGAATGGTATGAAGATTTAACTTATACAAAGGAAATAAAAATGGAACCAGAAATACCAGCAACACCTTATTCAGAACAAGAAGCAGAAAAGTACTTAGATAAAGAAACAACCGTTTCATATCAAGATCAAGAACATTTTAATTCAGTAATAGAAGCAGATATGGCTAGATTAGAATTACCTGATTTAGGTAAACCAGAAATCTTCGAACTATCTGAAGGTTTTGAACACCGTAAAGAAGAAGATAAAATAATGCATGATCAAGAAAAACTTTTAACAGAGTTTGCTACATATATTGTATTGAGTGGTTCTTTTTCTACAGCATCAGTACTTGTTTTAAAACAGCAAGCTAAGGATTATCTTTCCAATGACGGGGGAGACAATTGTTAGATTATGTTAAACCAAAAATAGTTGATGAAAATGGTATTGAAATTAAATCTAAAGAAACAAAAGTAAACGAAGCTGTTGTTAGAATGTTCGAAGATTTTGATAAGTTTCAAGGATTTATAGAATCTTGTGATTTAGATATGTTTGATGATTTAGAGAAAGGTTCAGTGTATTCACTTATGAGTGAATTAGGTGAGTGGGCTGGATGGGAACAAAGAATAAATAGAGGTGATTTTAATGATGATCCAATTAAGCTTAAAGAAGCCGAATTAAAACGTTCTAAAGAGCTTGGAGACATTTTAGTTACTATATGTATGATTTGTACATCTAAAGAAATAATGTTTGGTGATATTGCTATGCTTGCAATTTCAAAACTAATGAAAAGAAAAGAAACAAATACCTTAAAAGGTGCAGGAGATAATCGTGAAGATAACAAATGATAATGTAGATAAATACTTAGGCCAACCAATGACATGTAGTATCGGTGGAAAAGATAACGTACCGTGTATTGTTAAAAAAGATAGAAGTGGATACGTAATACTTCAAGATGTTAAAGGCGGTAGCCAAAATTATCAAGCTAAAGATACAATATATTCAAAAGGATATTGGACTAGTGGTCTTTCTTACTATTATGTAAAATTTGATACTTATATTACAGTAGCAAAATCTAAAGATGTTCCTGAATGGTTTACAGGACAACCTACTTTAGTATTGGTAGATTCTAGTGATAAATACATGGCACTTATTGGATATGATTCTAATAATGGTTATGAATATTTATGTTGTTCTATTAGAGGATATGATAGACTTATAGAAAAATTATTGAAAGGTGAAAAACAATTACGTTGGTGTGAAATCAATCAAGATTCTGGTCTATGGCATGAAAGTGTTAGTCCAGCAGTTATTAAATCGGTTTCTGAAGTGAAAGCAGAAATTACTATTACTACTGATGGTGTTGAGAAGAAAGTTGAATTAACTCAAGAACAACTTGATACGCTTGGTATTAAATAATGGATGAAAAGCAAATCAATACGGTGGAAATTACTACAAGTATAGGCTTACCGTTTGTTTTTGAAATTAGTGAGAAAGAAGATCTGACTCCATTTATTGTAGATATATGGTTAGGTGGCACTGAATGTGTCACTGACACTATTATGCCTTACATAAATTGTAAGACGGATCTATATAAGTCTATAATTATGGCCTATGAAAACAGGAGAAAAAAAGATGAACAACTTCTCAATAGAGAACTGCTTAATACCTAACGGTACTAGAGTTTTTATTAAAAAACAATCAGTAGAAGAACGGACAGAATCTGGACTTTGGAAGCCTAAACAAATGGTAGAAAAGGAAAATCTACAATCTAACTTAGGAATTATTGTTGCTGTCGGAGATCTAGTAAAATCTGATAATTGTAAAGTAAATACTCTAGTTTCTTTTAAAGGTATGACAGAAATGAATATGTCTGTAGAAGGACAGGATTATATAGTAATATTCGAAGAAGCTATTATATGCTACTTTAAAGCAAAGGAGTCTAAATGAACTTAACAGAACAAATAGAAGCTTTAAAAATTAAACGAGACAACGTTAAAGGAACAGAAACTGAAAAGTATGCCAGAATAGTAGGCTACTACAGAGCAGTTAAAAACTGGAACATTGGTAAAAAAGAAGAATGGAAAGCACGAGTTAGCTACAATAAACTAAAGTTTGATACAAAAAAACATGGTAATGTAGACTATTCAGAGAAACCATCTGATATCAATGTACCTAGTTCATGGGGAAATAAAGTACATAAATACATATTCTTTTATCGTACAACATGTCCTAACTGTCCTCCAGTAAAAGCTATAATGTATAAATTAAGACTAGCTGGTAAAGCAATTAACGTAGATTCTAACGATGGTTTTATTAAAGCACAACAATTTGACGTTATGACAGCACCTACTGTTGTATTTTTAGATAAGGACGGGGGAGAGATTTATAGAACTTCCATAATCAAAGATTTAAAAACATTTATTGAAGACAAGGAATTATCATGAAGAAAACTGATTTAAGAATATTTGACATAAACACAATTGTAGAGATACAAGCCGAAGCTGCGGAATATGCATTTATCAAAACAAAGCTAAGTGAAGAGATAGATAAACTAGTAGGTGTTTTTCCAATTCCTAAAGAAGATTTGACTACTATCGATAAAATAATAGATGAATCTATATTAAATTTAAAGATGGAAGAACTACAAAAATACACAATTATTGATAAAACTAAAGAAGAATATGAAGAAATCCTTAAAGATTCTAAAAGATTTAATGAACTATCTATGATGGTAGAAGAAGAAGAATGGTTAGGATATATGGATGCAATTTCTGAAGAAGACTTAGACTACGAAGAAGCCGAAGACGAAGATGATTTCGAAATTCTTACTCAAAATGAAGAGGATGCTAAAGTAAAAGCTACTATGACATTTAATGCTTTAACTGAAGGTACTATATTTGAGGGAGATTTAGATGCCTCAAACTAAAACATGTCCGTTGTGCTTTTGGCCAATGAAACGTAAAGGTGGGAGTCTTAGACAAGGATTTCATACATATAAATGTGTAAATTGTCTTAACGTTAAACGAATAGATTATGTAAAACCGACTAAAAAAGGAAAATAATATGGATCATACTGGAATGGAAATGGACAGACAAATAGTTAGAGATCACTATGAAGCTGAAAAAGATAAAGAGAACAAAAGTATACCTGATTATACTAAAATAGTTAGAGGTGTTATTAAAGATTTAACTGACCTAGAGATAGCTAATTCGGATCTAAGTGTAACACTTAAATACAAACATGACGTGTATATTTATAGAATGGCTGAAGATAAGTACATAGTAACTCTATTAGATTGTGGTACACACGGTATCTGGAATGACACAAGCATAAATACATTTGATGAAGCACTTGTTGCGATATTAGATAAGCAATTTTCTTAAGGAGAAATAAAATGAATGAATTAGATATGTTTGGTGGGTGTGGTCTTAGTGACGAGCAAAAAGAAAAAAAGAAAGCAAGAGAAATAGCTCAAGATAAATACTTATCAATGATATTAGGTAGATATGCTGAAGAACTTAATAAAATTTCTTTAGATCTTGATAAATTAGAGGACGGAGAAGCTATAAATTATGCTGAAAAAGCGTATATTTATCGAACTGGTGCTGAGTTTATAGTTACTACTGTGGCCTATAATGATGGTTTAAAAAACTTTCCACAAGTAATGCATTTTTCAGACAAAGATAGATGTATTGAAGCTATACTTAGACATATTCTTAGATAGGGTTGACAATAAATATAGGTTATGTTACTATATAAAAGCTAGTAACTAAAGAAACATTTCATACACTCCTTTCTTTCTTACTATATAGCGACGGGGGAGATTAACAGTTAGATACTTCATAGTATCTTCTATCTGTAAAATTATTATGAATGGCCTATCAACTTCATTGTTGGTAGGTCTTTTTTTTTAAGGAGAAATAAAATGATAGCAATAGGTGATGTGCATGGATGTTTCAAAACATTAGAAGCACTAATACAAAAACTTCCAAAAGATTCAGAGATTATTTTCACTGGAGACGTTATAGATAGAGGTAGAAACTCTAAAGAAATTATAGATTTAATAATTGAAAATGACTATAAAATGGTTTTAGGTAATCATGAAGATATGCTTTTACAATTCCTTGCAACTGAAGGCCATAGAGAGAATTATTTAATATACGAATGGTGGACAGATAATGGTGGAGACGAAACTATAAAGTCTTTTAATCATGGTGACGATTTAAAAAAGTATGAAACGTTCTTTAAAGAACTTCCGTTATATATAGAATATACTAGATCTGATGGACAAAACTTTATTATTAGTCATTCTACTGTAAACAATATTTGGAATGTTAAAGATAAATGGCAGCTATTTAGAGAAGAATGTTTATGGAATGTAGACTACGAAGAATCTTGTAAAGAATGGCCTAAAAATACTACTAATGTTGTAGGGCATTTAATACACAAAGAGCATAAGTTCTATAGAGAAAAAGATATTTTTGCAATTGATACCGGATGTTGGGGAGATTCTAGTGGAAAACTTACTGCATTAAACTTAGACACAGGTACAATTTATCAACAAGATAATATTGAATAGATTTTAGACAAAAAGAAAGGAGACCTTAGTTGGCCTCCTTTTTTATTTGCACTTTTTTATTTAAAATTTATTTAAGTCTTTTGCCTTCTGACTACGTGTCTGCTGTGCTTTAATTTTGTCTAATCTTAATTTTCTTTCTCTAGGTGCTTCAGTAGGTTGTTCAATAAATGTTTTACCTTTACCCGGAAATGCTCCAACTTTAAGTAGTCCACCTCTAAGATTTCCTTCACTAAGTTCTTTAAGTCCTCCAGCAAGGTTTCTACCTGTACCGAATAGAGGATATATAAGATTTTCTAAGTTATACGCAAGATTAGCACCTGCTCGACGTTTGTCTATACCGGTTCCTCCGATCCATTGTAGTGTATTGAACCCTAATTGCATTAGAGGTCCACCAGCGAACGTCATGGAGCCAAAAACAGAGAAATTGGTTACATCTGACCCTGTAACTTCTGACCAAGCTGTGTTTAGAGCATATGCTCCACCTAAAGCTCTAGCAATATAAGTTGCTTTATCTGCTTTTGTTAAATTATCTAACATATATTTACGAGTTTCTAGCGTTTGAATTGCAAATGTTCCCATTTGACCGAACACTTTTCCTCCAGCACTAGAATATAATGATGGCTTAGCTATTGTAGAATAGTCTAGGAACGACATTGAGTTTATCCACTGAGCATATTGATAAGTTGCTCCAGCAGTATCTCCCTGTCTAAGACTTCCTAAGACTTTCTGTTGAATATCTTCAGGAGCTACATAAAGTTTAGTAACCTTCATAAAATGATTAACTCCACCTTCTGTTCCCCAATTATTAAAAGCACTTATTCCTTCATCCATAGCATTCTTAACTGCTAGAAATCCAACTGCTCTATCATAATCGTCTGACATTTTATAGTTTAATAAGCCAATTTCATTCATTCTTTTGATAAGTCCAGTACCAGTTAAACCTAATAGGTCTTGTGGTAGCTTGGCTTGAAATATAGCATTTTTGGCTAAATATTCCCAACCTTCTCTTCCCATATTAGAAACATCTTTCTTTGCTTGAGCTATAGCTTTAAAACCGAATAATGGCCCTAAATGCGTCTCAGGTTGAAAGGTATTACGAATTGGCAACCAAGGTCTGAATGCTTGTGTGTTAAGTGTTACAAGACCCATAGCTTGATTTAAAGGATTCTGTCTAAACGTATGTTTACTTAAAGCTTTACTTAATACCTCAGTATCTTCAGGACTCAATACAGTTTCTAAATCTGGATCTAAGTCGTCAACATTTAATTTGCTGTCTACTGTCTTAAACCCTTTATCAGCTGCAATTGAAATCTCATCGTTTAATCGCTTCATATTTTCTACAAATAAGTCATCGTTAAGTCCTCTAGCTTGCTTTCCAACATCTCTAAGTGTTGCTCTGGCGTTGTCTGAAATGTCTGCACTTTCTGCAAAATCTGTTAAAGCTTTAACTGCTGGTTCAAGTACTTTAGATTTCAATGTATCGTCTACGTACTTTTGCATCAGTATTAAAGGATCTTCTGTAGTTATATAGGTTGCAATATCAGACTTTCTCATATGTTGAAAGAACTTCTGTTCTGCATCACTTAATTCTCTACCGAATGCTTTCTTAGCTAAAGCAGCTGCATTTAAACTTTCATCACCTAATTCTTCCATTGAAATCAATTTAAATGAAGGGAAGTAATTTTCAATTCTGTCTAAAGTATCTCCAAATCCGTTAACTTCCGCTACCTGATCGAATACACCTCTAACAATATCCATGAACTTCTCATGTCTAGATGTAAACTCTTCACCATAAAGTTTTCTATATGACTCTTGCCATAAATCTTTAGGCAGTTCTTTGTCAAGAAGTTTACTTAGTTGAAGCCGTTCTTTCTCTGGTACAGCCTTAGCAAGGTCTTTTATAGTTGAATGAAACTGAGACTTGCTTGTCTGCATCAACTTCTCCACTTCTATTAGGTCGTTAAAAAGTCGTATAGCTGGCTTGAAGTTTTCATCACCTCTAGCTATAGAGTTAATCAAACCACGCTTACTTCTAAATATAGCAAAAGTATCTCTAGTAGCGTCTTCTAAAGCAGTCTTGTTTCCTGTAAATCTATTCGCATAAGATCTCTCAGAAGCTGCCTTTAATTGACTAAAGTTAGCATCTACAGAAGGATTATTGAAGTCGATCTTTTTAAAAGAATCTTTCATGTATCTATCTGCATCGTCTATTAGTACTTGATCTGATTCAAAGATTTCAGGAGTTCTAAGTTGATCTGGAAGATGCTTGGTGTATTCCATAGCTTCCTCATAAGTTTTAAATACTTGATCAGCTTCATCTGCTCTTGAAATAATATAACCTGCTCTAGAAACTGTAATCTGTGCTCGCTTCTCTCTAGCAGTCTGTAACATCTTTTTCTCTTTAGTATTTATCTTTTCAAGATATTCCGTTAACTTCTTCTCAGATCTAATGATCTTAGGAGTCATACCTGTATTAGGAGATTCTACTCTCCAATAACGCTTCTTAATATTAACCAAAACGTCTGTTCCAGAAGTCTTAGTAATCATTTTAGATTTTGTCATATCTTTAATATCATTGATTGTTTTAAACTCTTTATATTTTCTCATATAATCTTCTAATTGAGGTGCTGAACCTGAAATAGAATTACCATCATATCTAACGGCTCTAACATCGTCGTTAATAAACGCCAATTTCGGTCCTGTTCTCAACGGATACTTAGGACGTAATAATGGGTTTTCCATCATGATTTGTTCTATAGTTTCACCATGAGCAATCGGACTACCGGTAAATGTCTTAATAGCAATCAAGTTTAATTCTTCATCTTTTGAATACTGAAAGTTCTTTTCAGACTTCAGATAATTTGCATATTCTTCGTCGGTGATAGATTTACTATAAACATAATTGGCCATCTGTTCTTGATCCCCAAATGTCAGTTCTTCTCCCCCGTCCAATAGTTTATATGCTTTACCATCAGTTTTAATTTCTATACCAGCTTTACCTGCTTGAGCATTTATCCAGTCCATATCTCTGAAAGACCATGTACCTTCTGTCTGTTTGAGTACATCAAATAACGAAGTGAGTTTTTCTTTATCAACTCCATCTCCACCATGATGTGAAACAAACTCAGTTAAATACTTTAAGTAGTTCTTTTGTTCTAAAGCTGAATTGATTGTCTTAGGTAAATATAATATATCATCTACATTAGGAATACCCTGTGTAAATGGTTTAGTTAGTCGTACTTCTAATTTAGCTAGATCTGCTATGTCTATATCTCCAACTGTCGAAATAGAACCTTTAACAAAACCTAAAGCAGATGTTTTAGAATTAACATCAAATGCACCATGACGGGGGAGAATTGATTCAGTGAAATCTACCATATCAAAATCAGCCTTAGCAGACTGCAATACACCTTCCCGTACTTGTGTTATTTGTAAATCTTTAGTAATACTTGCCATATCTGTACTAAGATCGTTAGATCTTTTAAGACCTTTCATAACCTTATCGTCTATCATCTTCATAGCTTCTTCTAATGAACCTACATTGATTATCTTAGACTTCTTATTTAAAGTATCTTTAATTACTCCGTAACCTCCCGGTTTAGGGATAATGTCCATACTATTAGATTGAGCAAATAACTTAGCAATTGCTTCAGTATCTCTTCCAGCATCTTTCAATGCTCTAACTTTAGCTATACCTGATTGCATAGTTTCTAGAGAATCTGCATATTCTGTCATACCTAAAGAACGATACTTCTTAGCCAAAGTAGGATCTATCTCACCTTTCAAAATGCTTATAGCATCTGACTTAAGTGTATCTAGGTCAGGACTATTAACTTTTCTAAGTGATTTCCCTAATGAAGTATTAAAGAATATATTTGAATAATTCTTAACTCCCGGAATAACTAAGTTGGCTATAACATTTACTCCAGCATCTATACCGATACCTAACATGAACTCTTTACCGAACTCATTTAGAGTTTCATTAAGTTCTTGATCTTTTAATGTTTTACTTATAGCTATGTCTCTCATAACGAAAGCTGTACCAACTTGTACATCTTCAGCTAACTGTCCTACAAGGTTCATCATAGTAACTGATGGCATCTTTTTATTTGCTGTACCATAGTCTATAAACATTTTAGCCATAACTTTATTTAGTTTACCTGTAGCTTCTGCTGGATTCTTAGCTATAGCTGCTTTAGCTAAACTTTTGGCATTAGTACCTATAACCTTGTTTATTACTACAGCATCTGCTATAAGTGCAGTTAATTCTATTAAGGTTTCTGCTCCACCTGTAGCTTTGCTTGCGTCTGGTTTATATAATTGTTGTACATCTTTAGCCCAATCAAATGCTTTCTTAGCATCATGATTAAGTTCTGATCCAAGTAACTCTTCTTCTTCAGCAAAGGCAGAAAGATTTAAATATTTTTCTCCTAATTGTGAAGCAGTAGTAGCTATTTTAGAAGTTATCTTTCTCGGAACTTCTAATAACATAGAAGTTGTAGCTGCATCTGAAAATCGTCTATCTACATACTTAGTGTATGCTTCTTGATGTGGTATAGACTCCTGTAATTGTGGGTTATTCATGAACTCAACAGCCATAAGCATATCATTTAATTGTCCATTTTCCTCCCGTGTAGTACTAAAAGTTGGAGTCTGATTTATAGCGAAAATAGGATATTCAATATCTAAGTTTCGTTTGTCGTATCCCTGTTGAAGCATAGACGTAAGGTATTCTCTTTTTCTTATATCCTGTTCTACTGAATAATCTACCTCACTGTAAAGTCTAACAAAATCCATTACATTAGGTTCAGAAGGTTCAGTAGGTTGTACTAATACTTCATCAGCCATTATCTACCTCCACCAAAAATGTTTGTTGGTAAATAATTTGATACTGAAGGGAAAGATGTAAGAAACTTATTTTTATCTAGTTCTTGCTGTTGTTTAGGTGTTATAGCAATTTCTTTTTCTAACTCTGTTGTATCAAAGCCACCTCTTTTCAATTGATCTAAGGCTGCTTTATCACCAGTCTCTCTAACTCTACCAGTAAGTACTCTTATAGAGTCTGCACTTAAAGTTAAAGGAGTTTCTGTTACATTAGCAGTATCAGAATTTTCTACTGTTGGGGGTGTTATAGTTGCTACTTTAATTGATGGTTCTATACCAAATGCTTTCAAGAAAGGATTTAATATTTTCATCAATCCTGTAGGAGTTTTCTCAACGTTAGTTATCTGTATAGGAGGTTGACCTTCTGCGATAGCTGCTGCGTTGTAGTCTTCCATACGTTTGATTGTAGCTGGATCAGATAAAACTTGTTCAATTGTAGCTGGATCTTCTAATCGTAGATCATCGAAGAACTTGTATGTAGACTTCATGTCTAAAGTTAATGACGGTGAAAGTCCTTTCTTCTTAGCTGCTGCATCTAATTCCAATTTATCTTGAGCTTGTTTATATCTAAACTCAGCTAAGTTTAAACCATAGGTAAGTTCAGCAACTGTAGCATTTCTCTGAGATACAGTAAGTTGTCCTTCAGATACTTCTAGTCTACCTTTTTCTAGTTCTTCTCCAACTAGAGCCGATCTTTCTGATTCTACTTGAGCTTGAGATTTAATTGAACCTAACTGATTTATTCTATAATCTTCTTCAGTTGGTGCGTAAGCTTTTCTATAAAAGTCTTCAGTCTGTCCTTCAGGTGTCTCTCCGGTTTCAATGCCTAATTGTACAAGTTTTTGAAAAGCTTGAGGATCATTATATGTTGTAGCTATTTCAGACTTAAGAAACTTAAATTGATTCTTCTTTGTCTCTAAAGCAGCTTTACTAGTTGCTGCTGTATTAGCATCATCATATCTCTGTTTAGCCTCAGCTTGAGCTTTATCATATTGTTGCTTAGCCAATTCTTGCTGTTCTTTATATCTTTTCTGCCCAGTAGCAAATTGTAATAGTTGTAAAGTATTATCCTGTCTCTGGGGAAGTATTTGTGGTGTAATAGCCATTTATTTCTCCTATCCAAATAAATTATTATTCGTAAATAATTGTGGTGTCTGTCCATTTATAGTGTTATTACCACCTGAAATAGGTGTTGTACCACCTAAACTAGCAGTTCCCGATTTATCTCCACCGAAATTAAGTAAATCCATTATAGTAAGTCCTTGTAATGCTCCGGTAAATATATCGTTAATAGGATTACTTCCCGGCTGTAATGCTGGAGCGTAAAACTCTGGTTGACTTACTCCTGAAAGACCTTGTAATGCACTTGATTGTAGTCCTGCATTTAATGCACTCTGACTTTGGAAACCTTGTGCTCCAATCTGTTGTGCTCCAATTCCTTGACCGTATATATTTGACGCATTTGAAACTGCTTGATTTGCTGCTCCACCTTGACCTAAAGCTAGTTGTCCTTGACTTTGTAAGGAAGCTAATTGATTAAGTAAGTTCTGCGTTCCTGACTGATATTGAAATTGACTCTGATTAACTGCATTCTGCTGACCCTGTTGTAACAAAGGACTTAATGTTCCTAAGTATGCTTGGTTAGCTAGATTTGCTCTATCTGAAGCCAATTGTGCTAATGGTGCTTGTGCTCCTTGTGCTGCTGCTGCTGCTGCTGCTCCAGAAGTTGCTCCACCTAAACCAGCAAACTGATTAGCTACTGCACTAACATTTCTGTCAGCCTGTAATGCTGCTTGAGTTGCTGCTGGATTCTCAAAGTTACTTAAAGCTTCTGTCTGTGCTCTACGTGCAATGTCTTCGAAAGAAGATACATTACTTTGAAATAATTGATTAGCTTGATTAGGATCAAATGCTGCTTGATTTTGAAATTGTTGATTAACATTATTAAATCCTGCGAAAGCTTGTTGAGCATTCTGACCAGCTATTTGACCTTGACCTAAAGCTGCTAATAGAGCTTGCTGTCCTGTCTGCGCTTGGTTTTGTCCAGAAGACGTTAAGTCCTGAAAACCTTGTGAAGCTCTATCACCAAGTAATTGTTGTTGTTGAGATGATTGAGCAAACAAATTATTCAATTGTTCTGTAAATGCTGCTTGTTGTTCTGCATTTAAATTGGTAACGTCACTCGGATCACCTACAGTACTAGGTTGATTGAACAAACTACCTAATATATTCGATCCACCGCCTATAAGGGCTGCTAATAACATTGGGTCCATTTTTAATTCTCCTTTCCACGTTGTGATACTCTAACCACAAACTCATTTATTGTATTCGGATAAAGATCTGTAGATTCTAATTTAAATCTAAATGTACTACCTTTAGCCCTAAAGTTTACTTTACCTTCATCTTTACCTGCTTTAATTAAAAGAGTTCCTACAGGTTTATATGTTCTTCCTCTATCAATTGAAACGTAAGCAGTAAAAGTTGTATCAAATATAACATGATCTTCTAACTTAACAGTAAATCTATTAACTTGTTTATTATCATCTGGTACATTATAGTCATAGTCTGCTGAAACTAAAACCTTATTAGGGCCAATTTCAAGTCTTTCTAAGCCTATAACATCATCTCTAGCCGAAGCTACTTCAACATAACTATCAGTTACCCATTGAGTAATAACAGTATCCATAGTTGTTAAACCAAATAAAACTGTATGATCAGTAAGTTGACCATCTTTTAAAGCATCCCATCTATTAAATTGTAATTCCCAATCTCCCCAATCGTATGCTCCTGTATTTCCGGGATCTAAGGCTATATAATCTGTCCAAAAAGTACTACCACTGAATAACATAGAACTACTTATAGAACTAAAATAATAAGCATAATCTTTCCCAGTAGGCGTATCAACATAAGAAGCTTCAATATAACTCCAAGCTCCTGTTTTATAGTTGTATCCAAATATCTTAGTAGCTGCATTCAAATCATTTAGATCTGTAGCAATACTAGAGAAATCTTCTGGAAACAAAAATAATATCCTACTATTTTCTGGATCAGGTCTAACATCTATACCTGCTTTATTGTAACATAAATCTAAACTTATTGGAAGTATCGCTGTACCTAATTCTTGTATACTTTGTGCAGCACTTACGAAATAAATATCGTCCTGTCCTACAAAGTAATGTCCATCAATCCATTGAGTAATTGCACTTTGCCCAACTAAGCCTATATTTGGTGTATTTATCTTAGTAAAAGTATAAGGTAAATTAGCTTGATTAGTAGCTCTACCGTAATAAACAGCATCACTACAATATACCATAAGGATCTCTCCCATAGGAAGTATAGCAAGTACTTCTCCCATTGAATCAGATAAATCTATATAATTCTCTGGTCTAAACCTGTCTGCACTATCAAAATCCAAATATGTAGTAGCGTCTGACCATCTGATTCTTTGTCTTAAAACTTTACCATCTTCAACTGTATTTGCAATCCATAGTCTATTTCTATACCACTGGCACACCTTAGATTGCTCAATATCTATGTCAAACTGAGGATCTACTGCTGAGGTGCTGTCAATTGCAACGGGGGAGAGAATACCTGTAATGTCGTACTGTAAAAGTGCTCCACCTCTACTTGCTGAAAATACTACCTTATTATTATCTATACCATTCACTAAGGCATGATCAATTTTATACGGTTGAAGTATCCCAAAGTTAAGTTCTCCTTCAAGTAGTCCTGTAGCTGTACTCCAGTTAGCCGGAGTATCTACTTCAACTGTAATCAGATTATATGTAGCATCTACCTGTAGATCAACAATTTGTCCTACTTCAACACCATATATAATATAATCACCTAAAGCTAAAGCTAGTTGATTTCCACCTTCTTCAACATAAGCTCCTGTAAATAAAGGATCTATTATCTGCTTCAATTCAACAGTAGTAACTCCCATAACAAGACCGAATATGTCTATTTCTCCACCAAAATGAACCCTATCGTAGGATTCCTTATTTAATCTCATTTTATATAATGCTTCATTGGTTACAGTAAGCAGTTCTTTTTGTCCATCATTCTGTTCAAACAAGAACGTATTTTGTACATCACCAGTGATTGCATTAAATATGTTGTTTAATCCTCCAGTTGTACTACCAGCTAAAGGTCTATATAAAGGCTTAAATCCTCCTCGGACTTTTAAACCATTTGTTGTCACGTTAAAATTAACTGCATCTACTAATGCTCCATCAGGTAATGCCTGACTCGGTAGATTCCTAATAATACCCTTATTTATAGGTCTTATCGGTACATTTGCATTTGGCATATTATCGCTCCTCTTTTTGAAGCTTAGCTCCAATAGCTCTCTTAGCTGCATTTACGGTAAGCAAACTAACTCCAGTTGTTAACCAAGTGTTCATCAACGGAAGCACTTCATTGATATTACCGATTCCTATTGCAGGAAACAGTGACAATGTTGAGATTACAGCTGCATAAATTATACACATATATCCAACAGTCTTCATTTTATTTGTTTTAGGCTCAATTAACATTTCTCTCCCCCGTCAATATAAAAATATCTTTTTCCAAATACTTTACCAGTACGTCTAAGTCGTTTATCTGGATCATATTCATCTGTTACAAAATGACCACCAAGATGATCGTTTCCTTCTTTATCTGTCCAAAGTATCTGAACATTATTTACTATAGCGTTTATTAGATCTGACATAGTTTCTTTATGAAAAGTTAATTTACCTTCTTTCTCAGATCCTACATAATGAAATCTAGCTTCACTGTTACCTAGTTCTCTTAGAACTAAAGTTCCTACTTTTGCTGGATTATTTACATAGCATTTAAACGTCATGTATTTAAGCTCAATTGCTTGTTCGTATACATGCATAACTTGTGAAGGTAATAATGTTTTTTTCATGAACCTACATGCTAAAAAAAGTATGGACATAAAGTAACATCCATACTTATTTATTTGTCTAATAAACCACTTAGATGTTTGTTGTGGTAATTCTTTCATTATTGTTTCCTTTTATTCATCATCTGCGAAAGGTTGATTTATTCCTTCCAAATAGTCTTCATCAAAATACGTTTGATCAACCAGTAATATTTCAAATGATCCCCATAAACCCATGTCAGCTGAAACTTCTTCAACAGTCATCTTAATATCAGAAAGAGCTGATATCGGATCTGGAAATATTCGTTCATCTTTGTACGTTGCAGCACCACCAACTATATTAGTTACTGACTTCTGTGTAATAAAGTTTTTAAGATGTGGTCTTAAGTTAAAATGAATATGTGCAAACTCTGCTAATGCAGCTGCATTATTCCCATCAAGTTGTACTCCAACTTCACCACGCATAAAAAACCCTACTTTACCTCTAGGTATAGTATATATAGTCATAAGTGTACTATTAGTATGTCCGTTAATCAATGCTCTAGCGTTAGCTACAAGTGGTACACCATTTATAGGTGCAGCATCTGTATGTACATAAAGTATACCATCTACGTCAGAACCATCTGCTGATAAATTAGTCATTTTATATACACGCCAAAGAGGTGTATCTAATGTAACTAAAGCTTGCCCTGTAGAAATAGGATATTGTGTTACTTCGTAACCGTTAATATCTAACCCTATTACTCTAATTGTTTGCCCTGTATCTGCGACAGACGATGAACTCATGTACATAATCGGTGCTGTTCCCCAAGTGTCATAAGTATATAATCCTCCACCTTCCCACATATCTTCTGGATCGGTAGCAACTAGTACATCAAGATTTACTCCATACTTAGTAATATAACTATATCCGGGATATAATCCCATTGTTACACCTAAACCAAGATCTTTACTTGTGTTACAACCTCGCAGGTCATTCATATATTCCATTTGTCTCTCCTAAAACATGTTAATAACTTCTAGGGTAGCAAATAGCAAGAATCCTATGAGTGTAATCATATTTTGTTTGTTAAAACGATTCTTCTCAATTATTTCTTTTCGGATACCTTGCATAGCCTCCATTAAAGTTTTTTCCATATAAATCTCCAATCGACTAAACTTATCCTTGAACTCTTCAAAGTCTTCTACTTTTTCGATAAGTCCTTTTACGCCGTTACCATACAATTGCTTCTTAATAATAGCAACTTCAGTTTTTAAATCCGAAATGTCCAATGTTGTACTCCTAATTCATGTTTAGGGGAACATACATCCCCCAATCTTATTTTGTTTTTTCTTTTTTCGCAGAAGGAACGTCAATTTCTTTTATCTGTGCTTTCTGTAGTATCTCTAAAACAGCTTGTAAATTATTTATTCCACCTGCTTTAAGTGCTACATCACATAACTTTTCTATTGCTTCTCTGCCTTCTTTATTACATTCAATTATCATCTTATTTCCTCTTGTCTTAGTATATCATATTAAGTTTATTATATCAAACAAACTTACTTAACAACTTAACAACCCAATAGAAACGTTTGTGCTTAAAAAAGCACAAAGTTGTTAAGGCTAATTTATTCTTAAACATCCATCCGAAATGTATCATATTCATTATACTCCTAAAACTTAACCTGCACTAATTTTAACAGTCCCACTATCATTCCATAATGCTCCAGCACTAACTGGATCACTTGTAGGAAGAGCGGTCATTTTAACTGATAATCCAAATTCAAAAGCTGCGTCTGTAATTTTACCTACAAGTGAATTATTCTTCTTAAACACTATATTTTGACCTGTTTTAGCATTTATTGATGTTGTACCGTTATTATCTTGTGTGTTTGCGACTTCTGTAATGTCCGTAAAAAGTAAATTGCTGAATGAGGCAACTCCCGCTACTCCACCAAGGAATGCTCGTCCAAAGGTATGTAATGTATTTTCACCAGACCTAGCGCTAATTACACCTGATGTCTGAACTATATTGCCTTTAAAATTTGCAGATAAGTCCTCTTTGAGAGAAAGTATATCAGCACCAGCAAAGGTCTCAAATAAATGAGCCTGTTGATTTCCGACTCTTGGAGGTCTAAATAAAAACCCATTATTTGTATCAGTAAATCCTAACACACCAGCTTGATACGCTTGGGATATAGTTGTTCTTACTAATCCATCAGTTGTAGTAATACCATTAAGATCCGATATTCCGTTTACGGTCAATTCATCTAATGGAGTTGATCCATCAAAGACAGGTCCTGCTGGACCAGTTGCACCGGTATCACCGGTTAAACCAATTGGTCCTTCTTCTTTATTCCATATACCTTGTTGCATTATTGCCCCCTTAATCCGACTTCAATCTCAACCGGAGTAGCTACTTCACGTACTATCCTCATTCCTGAAACAACAGAAATAGCTCCTTGAAGCGTAATTGGACCGGTAACAAAACCATTACCATCCTGTACAGGATCATCTGACATATCGAAATCAATCCAATACCCATCTAAGTTAGTTGCTGGAACAGTAATTTTAGCTTCACTAAATGAAGTAGCTTGTAATTTAGCTTTAACTCCATTCGGAATAAGCATAGTCCAAGTAATAGTTGAAATATTATCTGGAAAAATTACTGGATCACCTACTAAAGCTTCTCCTAAAACAAAATCTAAATCAAACCCTCTATTAGAGTTAAAAAGATTATTCATATTAAAAAACATATTTTAATTCTCCTTATTGTATATTAGTAAAAAATCTCTGCTATATTACTAGTTGATGGGCTATTATAGCTGAATGTAGTACTATAAGCATTACTTTTGAAAGTAATATTAGTGTTGATTAAAGAAGTACCTTGCATAATACCAGAGAATACTGAACCAACAGAGAATATTATAGTAACAGGCATACAGTAGTATCTAGTTCCACCGGGAATAGGTACTTTATATGGTTCAACACCCCTTAGTAATGCATTAAAATAAGTATAGATATCACCTTGTGTTAGTATATCTGTACCATCAGCTACTCTATAACCATAACCGCCTGTTTTATTTATACTACCATCAACACTTATACGATTATTGAATATTATATTGTGATCACTATTTATTTGTAATGCAATTACACTACCTAAATCTGTGGTAATTTCTCCTACTGTTTCCCAAATGCTATTCCTAAAATCTTGAAAAGTGATCTTTCCACTATCTACAACTGTACGTTGATCATTTAAAGTACTTGTTAAAGTTCCGTTTGCAGTTAGGTCTGTACAAGTTATAGATCCACCAGAATTAACTATAAATTTATCATTATCTGTCTTAGTACCTACTTTAAGTGTACCTAATATTTGTACTTCTGTTCCTGTATCTATTAAGACATTATCTAAATTAGACGAAGCTCCTAGAACTATCTTGGCTGCACCGATGCTTACTAAACTACCATTAGAATCTGCTCCTAAAGCAATAAATGATTCATTATGATAATCTATCCCGTCTACGTTTGTTCCTATAGCAGTAACATTTAATGCTATATTTGCATGTGCTTCGGGTAGACCTGTAACAGGATCATTAACTTGACTATCTAAAGTAATAAGAGCGCTAGATTCAGCTTTATTAGTTATTGCTAAAGCATTATCACCTATTAAATCAGCATTATCACCAATAGCTGTAACATTTGTGCTTATATTGATATTAGCTTCAGCCAATCCTGTAACTGGATCATATACTGTACTATTTAGAGTTATTACTGAATTGCTATTAGTAGTAATAAGCCCTGAGTTAGTTCCAATATCGTCTGAATTATTTCCTATATTGGTAACGTTTGTACCTATATCAGTTACATTATCGCTGATTCCAGTTACGTTTGTTCCAATTTGTATATTTGATTGTGTTAAATCAGAATTAAGTGTAATTATAGCTCCACTATTAGTGCTTATTAAACCACCATTTGTGTCTATATCATCTACATTATCACTTATACCTGTAACATTAGTTCCAATTTGTATTTCTGAAGCATCAACTCTAGCGTCTAAAACGATAAATGCTTCGGCTAGATCTTGTGTGTCTTCTTCTACAGCACCTACTCTAATGTCTATAGTTCCCTGACCTACAGTAATTTGGCTCATCGACCATTGATGTTCCTCATCTATATTCTGTACATCTTTAGAAATCTTCTGTAAATGATAACTCAAATATGCTGTACCATTTAGAACATCTATAAAAGCAGCTTCTGTATCTGTTACAAACTGAGCATAAGTTACATCTACAAAATTATTCAATGAATCATCATTAGTCGCATCTGTAGTCTCTTCCCAGTCAGTAATACTATAAGCTTGCGCTTCTGTTTTAGGAACAATACATACCCATACACCGTCTGTTATATCTCTTGTCCATAAATCCCCTACATCATAAGGAACTTGAGGAGTAATTCCTGTAAATACTCTTCTTTTACCATCAGCTGTATCTTGGGCTAATGACGCATTCTGTAATGCTAAAGTAACACCAGAATCAGTCCATTCTTTCCAGTAATAAACTGTAGGAACATCTGATACAAAGTGATACGTTTTACCATTTAAACCATCGTAATAAACATCACCTAAATGTTGATCTTTAGTTGCATCATCTGTCCAGTTTACAGCAGGTTCATTTAACAACGTAGGAGTTCCATCATAGAACCAACTAGTATAACCTGACTGTAAGTTTGCATTTATAGTATCAATATCATCTAAAATCGCTTCCGTCTCAGCAGCAGTTCTAACTTCTTCATAAAAATTAGTTATACTACTAGTAGAGATTTCGCCTACATCTAAAATCCAAGGATCTTTAATGCTTAGGACGGGGGAGCTTGTGATGTTAATGTCATCAAAATAAAAAGCATCAAATGGGAACAAGTTCATATCTTGTCCAGTAATACTTTGACTCTGACTCCTACCCACTCCAGTTATTGCAACTGCATTTTGTGTAATCTCTGTTGCCATATTATACTCCTAGTCTACCTTCAGAGGCTAATATTCTAGTTACTAAACTAAAACTATAACCGTCTCTCGTAGGATTTATTACTTTTATTAGTTCTCCTTCTACTGCCGGATTACCATATCCGCTTATAGATGCTTGAAAACTGAATGTATCTGGACCAAAATCATCAACATAATGCCCTTGTATCCTTACTTGAGCAAACTCGTCTGAAGTATTATAGTACTGAGCAACTTCACCATCATCAGGGGTAGAAAGTAGTGTCCATTCTGGTTCAGAATTTAGTTTAGTTTCAACTTTAACATAAGAATCCCCTTCTGTATCAAGTCTACCTACACCAAGCTGCATTCTAGCTTCAGGAGCCATTTTAATTATATGTTCCCAATCTTCAGAGTCATCAAAAATAGTTCCTTTATTATTCCATGAAAGATCTATTGGAGAGGTGCCTATAACTGGTGTTGCTATAATATGCTTACCGAAATATATTTCTGTTTCGGCCATATCTGCTGTTGATATGTATTCATCTTTTTCAAATGCCATTTATGCCCCCCATACTGCACCAAAGACTTTCACTCCAGTTATATTTCCTGTAGCTACAACGTTTCCATTTATAGTCTGTCCTGCAAAAGTAACTGCATCAGTTACCTGTAGGTTCTGACCAAAAGGATTATTTGCTGCGTTTGCTTGAATAGCAGTTCTAACTTCTATAAGTTCTGTACTAATTTGCAAAAGTAAAGACTCTAAGTTATCTGTATCTGCTTTATGTATTATTGTATATATATCATTTGTATTAAAATCTGAGATTGTTAAATCTGTTATAGGACTTACATTTAATAAGTCCGGTTCAATCTCGGATGTATCTGTCTTTAAATTAACATAACCTACATTAGCAATTGTCTGGTCGGCAGGATCTTCAGGAAACACTGCACTAATTACAGGAGCAGTACTAAATGTCTTCTCTCCACCAATAGTCTCGTCTCCATCAAGATTAACTTGATTATATCCTTTAATTTGTTGATCTGACGTTTCACCTTTAACAGTTAAAATCGCATAGTTAGTATCGAAAGTAATTCCTTTCAATCGGCCTTGTTGTAGATTATTAACGGCTGTACCGTCTGAATCTAAATCTATAATTGCTGACCCAGCAAAGTGTTTACCTTGATTAGAAGTTAAGTCTAAGTCAAAGTTGTGCTCTCTCCCAAAAAGACCTTCTATTTTAGTCTTAAGATCTCTGATAGCAGCTGCACCATAACCGGGATTATTATCATCTTGTGGCAATGACGAATATTGTCCGTTCCAACTCATTCCTAGCTCCTTTTAATCACAAAGCTTCCACCTTTAGTATCCATCAATCTATAATCATTATCTGATTTAGTTGAGTTCATGAAAGTATTGTAGTCATTTCTGTTCATTACAGAAAGTTCTTCTTCATGCAGTCTAGAGAATCCTCTCCATGCTGCCCACAGTATAACACCATAATGAAACTGCTCTGGTATCTCAAAAGTATCTGTACCATTCACTAACTTCGTAGGTGTTCTATAATAGTTCATTGAAAATCTAGTTCCGTCATCTGGAAAGCTATCAAATCTTATGTCTGCTCCAATAAAGTTATACTCTGTTGGCGCATCAAAGTTGTCTCCAGCGAAAATAAAGTTCTCAAATCCCGAAGCTTTAATAAGCTCCAATTCGTTAGTTAAATCAGACATCTGTAAGATATAAACTAAGTTCCCCCGTCCATAACCTACACTTAACACGTCTGGCTTAATAAAGTTCTCATAAGCCCAAGGATGTGTTCTGTCAACTAACATAAATGTATTTTTCTTAATAATTGCAGTTCTATCAATGAAAACCGGTAAATCTATAGTAAAATAAACTTCCCATCTAACATTTAAGCTATCATAAACGCTTGATTCTACGTCATAATAAACGTCATCTATTAAAAACTTACAATTAGTAAATCTTCCATACGTTTCTGTCTCTGCAATGGTATTATTAGGCAAGTCTGCCTTACGAATAGTTATTTTAGTAGGATCTATATTATCTATATCAAATCCTACAGTTATTTGCTTAATTTTTACGTTATGAGTTCCATTTAAGGCCAAAAATCGTAAGTCTCCTCCACGTCTTCGTCTATAATTGGAACATTGTATCTGGCCTGAGTTAATTAAACTCGCCAATCTCTGATATCCTTTGGAAGTACTATCTAACGTTACCCAATCTGAAGCATATGGGTTGAAATCTGTAGGCTCACCTAGAGTTTCAAATAGTATTTCTACGGCTTCATCTAATGTCATATTAAACTCCTAACCCAAACGGGTCTAAAAAGAATGGATCATACTCTAATATAACTCCACCTTCTCTCATTTGTGCTAATTTTTGTTCAAGGCATCCTCTAGAAATAGAATATACCTTCCCCTCAATTATTTTATAGTCATCTTCTGGTACGTCTTTGTTGCATAAAACACATTCACGCCATTTTCTATCAGAAGCTGGACCTCTAGTTCCTACCGGATATCTCCATCCGAAGGCATCTTGTTGTTGCGAAGGATCGTCTGCATCAAAAAAAGGGAACTCCATCGTAGCCACTTCCGTTGCTCCCGGAGCACTTATGTCCCCAGTACGGAAAGTAGGCATCACGATAGTGCTCCCTTCTAAGTTCAGATCCTCTTCTTCAATTAAAATTGGATCAAAATTCATTTTATTGTCCTTTATATACGCCTCTCCATTTATTTAAAAATGTAGAGAATCTCATAGTTGACTTATATCTAGTAGTTTCAGTGTCAAAGTCATCGGCACTTTCTAGTTTAGGCTGATCTTTCCATAACCATCTGAAGTCATGCTTGTTCTTATCAATTAAGTACCATGCATCATCAGAAGATAACCAATCACAAACCAAAATATCCCAACCGTTGTGAAATCCTGCATTAGAATTAACAGCGTTCTTAAGAACATCTCCGTTAGTATTAGTTAGTCCACCATCATACAATGTAGAACCAAACTCGGCAGTATGTAATCTATGCGCAACGTGTCTAAGGTTTCTACCAACAATTAGTAAGTTACCTTTAAATACGTTAGGTAATGGCATACCAGTCTCATCGATAAGATTATCGAAGTGAGTCATAGCTGCTGCAAGAGAAGTCTCAGTTAAATCAGCAGGAACTGCTAATTTATTAGTTATAGTTGTGATTCCTCTTAATGGATTGATAATATCATGTGTACCAAAAATATTCTCGCCTTCCATAGACTCATGTAAGCTATCACCTCTGTTAAATAAATCCCAGAATGTAATTTCTTGGTAGTGTCTACCTGATTTAGCTAATGCTTTTGGAAGCTGATTGATTTTACCGTGAAGTTCATCTTGTCTAGCCTCTTTAGTTACTTGGAAACCTAGACCTGCTTTAGATATTCGTCTAGTAATTCCATCTCTCTCTACTGGTACATCGTAAGTTACAGTTCCAGCCTCGTTCATAGGTTTCCATAAACCAAAACCAGTCATATCTGATTCTGAGATTCTGTTACCCGGTCCGAAGTCCATTACATGTGCTACTTTGTTCCATTGGGATTCGAAGTTCATATAATCATCGAACCATATTTTCTGTATCTCTCTCGAATGCAGATTCTTCATGTTTCGTGACGTTACTTGTTGTGACATACTATCTTATCTCCTTTCTTAGTTAGCTACGATTAACATTCTTACAATTGGATTTATGTTAATTGTACCATCAGCATTTGTATAAAGATTGTATGAAACAATCTCTGCATCTGTTCCGGGTGTACCTAAAACTGCTTCTAATGAAACATTAAAATCAACTTTTGTACCCACTTCTGCGATCATGGTTGCTTCAACAGTAATAGCTACTGAAGGAATAACCTCTATCTGTGTTAAGTGTGTTACTGGCTCTACCAGTATTGTTAAAGGTGTAGATGCAATTGCATCTATATCTACTTGGTCATAAAACTCAGGCGCAACAATCTGTGATTGATTTAAGCCATAAATTTCATCTCCGGTAGCATAGGCAACAACAGTACCATCAGTACCACTGTATGATACAGGGTAGTTCACAGCATGTGCAACTTTTGAAAGTTGTTCAGTTAGCTCTTGAACTCCACCACCTAATTTCTTCTTTGCTTGGAAAACTCCAGTCATTTATATCTCCTTAAAATAAGTGAAGCCGAGCTTAACTCGGCAAAACAAAAAGTTTAAAATATTTATTAAAATGTCAACATCTCAGAACCAAACTCAGCTGTGTGCTTAACACCGGCTCTTTCTGCTGCATCTTTAATTGTATCTTGTTGTATTGTAATCATATCAGAATAATTACTATCTTGTGCTGCTCTTAATTTAGCATAATTTTCTTTACTAGTCTTCATAAGAACTAACTCATTCTTACCAATCATATGATAACCTTCTACTCGTAATCCTCTCTGAGATTTAACCTCATCGGTAACTACTACCCAACCAGTCACAATCTGATTTCTAACCTTAGTAGGACTAACCCACTTAAGAACGTAATCTTCTGAACCATCCAGCTCAACCTCAAGTTGATCTGCAGCTGTTCCGTAAACTTCTTCTGCTCCAATTAAACTTAACAAGTCGTCTTTAAACATACCCTTGCTTTTGTCATAATCTGATTTAGCAAACTTATATATCTTACGTGTGCTCGCTGACAGCTCATTGAGCTGATCTAAACTCAATACTAAGAAAAGCTCCGGTTTACTCAAAAACACCAGTGTATGCCCTTCCTTATCATATTTTAACACATTTGCATAGCTTGTGTCAACGTCGATGTACTTTCTTTCTACCTTAGGCACTACCTGTGCTTCTTTATTATCTTCTTTTGCCATTTTATTTCCCCTTAGATCTTATCATTTCTTTTTAAATAATCATAAACTTGCATTTGCATTTCCATATTAACACCAACGCCAAACTGTTGTTCTGCTATAGATTTAACATACTTCATATCCTTAGCACTTATCTGTACCTTGGTCTTAGCTGGAGCACTTACATTATCTAAAGTTGTCGCTCCGACGGGGGAGGATTGTGCTGGATCTTTAGTCACCTTAGCGAGTTCCTCTTTATACTTAGCCAACGCTGCATCAACAGCAGTAGTAGTATTTGCTTCCATCAACTCAGAAAAGTGATTAGATCTAGTTTGACTAAAAGCCATTGCGTAAGGATCATCTCCTCCAAAATTAGCTGCATAAGCTTCAATCTCTTGACCATACTTACCAAATAAACTTCTATTATTTTCATTACTCAAAGCAGTTTGCTTACTTAACATCTTATTCATACTAGACATTTTAGCTTCATAGTTGGCTTGTTGATTCTGCATTACTGGCATCAACATATTAGCTATACCGGACTGAGGGTCTTTAAAGAAATCCTCATTAAACGTAGTCTTCTCAGGAATATTAAAATTAGCCTGCGCTTGAACTGGAGCAACTGGCATATTAGGATATACAGGAGTTTGTGGAGCTTGCATAGTATTAAACTGCTGTCCCAACTGACTAAAGCCATCCTGTAAAATCTTCGCCTGTGATGCTTGCTCTCGCATCAACTTTAACTCTTCTTCCTGTGCAGCTAACTTAGTTGTTAGCTCGCTAGGATCTACCGTAACTGTTTCATCAACAATATCAAACTCCAACTCTGGAGCTATATTTACTGCTGGAACCACAGGAACCACAGGATCAATAACTGCTCCCCCGTCAACTTGTGGCACTATTTTTGTATCCGATGTACCATCATTTACATTAGTTGTTATCATATCTACCTCTTATTGCATCTATATTTTTTTGCATTTCATCTATTATCTTTAATGAGCCTTGTTTTCTATATATTTCAATAGGCTCAGAACTTACTCTCAACTTATTCACAGCTTGTCTATTGAAAACCTCTAAAAGTTTCCTAAAAACCGCTACAGCTTCAGGCGCATCCTTAAGAAACGCCCTCATATCATTAAACGCTAGCTTGGACACTTCCAGCGACTGCGCTACCCTGTGATCCTGTTTGAACTCCCAATCCTCCGAGTCCTTCTGCATTTTTTCTATCTCCACTTGAATCAACTCCTAATTGTTCGTCTTTCTGAGTGTCAAGTTGTTTTAACATCAACTCAAGATTCCTAACATATGGTAGGTAATCTTCAATATCATCAATATTAAAGTTCTCAAACATACCACGCATCATCTTAACTTTACCTACATACAAGCTTCCAAGCGCATCAGTTAACCCTTCAGGTAAACCACCTTGTGCAAGAACTTGTGCATATTGTAAAATCTCTTGACCAAATGCAGTATAAACTTCGTACAATTGCATCATACCTTGTCTTTTAGCTGCTTCAGTTTCAGAAAGTTCCGTAGTACTTACATTCAATTTAAACGTTGTCGCCAACTCATGAATATTCAAACTAAAAATCTGTCTCAACTTCTCTTCGTCATAAGGACTAACCATAGAATAGTCAACCCGATCTTTGTTAGCAACCAATTGCGTAACAAGAATCATACCCAACCTAGAAAAACTCTGACTAATATTATCTCTAACAGCATCAAGTATTCCATCTGCCTGAGCAGCTAAAAACTTAGTACCAGTTGCGCCAATACGATTACCTTCAGATTGATCTAAACCACCCAACTGTGCAGGTGCTCCAGAGGCTTCTCTGGCATATTGTTGTGCTCGTTGTTCTGCTGCCATAGCTCCTTGCGAAACATCAGGAAATTCAAAGTCTTTAATATCAGCCACATCATCTATCAATATGATTTTTCCCGGCTTCAATTCAGTTGTTTCGTCTATACCAGAATCTCTTCTAGCTGCTTTCATTCCAAGCATTGCCAAGTGTCTTCCGTCAATATCCATATTATGAAGCGTCTCAGCTTCACCTTGCATCTGACTTGTAATATCTCCAACACCCATACTATAAAACATATGAGGCAATTTAATATATGAAATATTATCAAACGGTCTTACACCTAACTTGTTATATTCAGTTCTCAAAATAGTCTTAGTAGTAGGTTCAAAAGTTACTACAATATCTTCAGGAACTCCGTTACCATCTATATCCCAAAAAACATAAGCTTCAAAGATCTCAAACTCAGTAGACTCTTTAACATTCTCAGAATCAATAGTAATTCCTCGATCTCTTAACTCTGCTGCATAATTTTCATCATCAATAGTTTTAACGTCAGAAGTCAACAACTCTACATTAGAATAAATCCCCTGAGAAGCTTTCTGAAGTAAATCATGATAATAAACACGATTTCTTCTAGCGATCCAAGGAGCATTCTGAATATTCTCGAAATGCCCTCTAATAAAGAAATCCTCTATCTTAAGCGCAATCAATCCCGGCGAATCCTGAATAGTCTTTACAACTTCCTCAGTAACACCTTCTTCAGTTTCTACTCTAAACTTCTGCTGTTTAAATACCCAAGGCATATGTACTACCTGATCTCCTAATCTACAAAGATCATAAAACATTTGTCTTTTCTTCTCACCGATATTCAAATGATTTTTACTCACAGCAAGTAAATTAAGATACTTAGTCAATGAATCTGCATGTTCATTCCAAGCATCATCCCTTGCTTCTACTTTCCATAATGGTTTCTGTTCAGCAAAACTACCAACTAACTTAGCTGTAATAGTATTGATAATACTCATCATTATAGGAGGCACTACATTAGATGCACCCTCCCAAGGAAAGTCCTTATTCTTATTCTCCGGCAAAGCCATAGATTGCCGTCTATAGGTCTTCCAAAGAATCTCTCTAGCATTCCTTTCAGACTTAGCTAATTCTAACTCCGAAGTCAAATAATCAATAACCATAATCTGTTGTTCTTCATCTTTAAAAACACTCAGATTAGCGCTTCGACTATCTTCTTCTACTTCCGGTATAACTTCAAATATACTTTCAGCCATTCAATTTCTCCTTATTAAAGATTTGCTCTGCAAACTTTAATTATTTTTATTCTGTGCTATCTTCTCTAGGACGGGGGAGGGATAGGACATATCTGCCCAATATTTTTTAGACTCTTCCCAATCCTGTCTCCATTTATCTCTAGGTATATCTTTAGATCTTCGTGGAGTATTTCCTACACGAACTTTAATATAATCTCCTAAACAAGTAAACTCAACTATATGAGTATAACTCATTAAAAACTCTATAGCTGCTAGTCTAATAGGAGAGTTAGAAAAATATATAGTTGTTATTTTATTTTTCTTATACGCATGTTTAACCACTTTAGTTATATATTTATATACACTTTGATATCTCTTAGGTACATAATGTTTAATAGCTTGTGATCGCCAAGTTAAAGAATCATATTTATTTATTATTTTCCATTTTAACTTTTTCCATATTGTCATAATTATTTCCTCTTAATACCCTGTTAATTTGCTACGACTAGTCGTTAGCCACTTCCTTCTATTTGCTGTCTCAGCACGCCTTTCAACTTCTTCAGAACTCGGAGGTTTATGTGTACCTTGATAAGCCAACGCAATCGAATCTAAAATATCTTTCAGTAGTCCATTAGGAAATGTATGCACTTGATGAATAACTTTCTCATACTGATTATCTCTAATAAACATTCTTCCATCGCTCAAAATAGGTTCCAACTGCGCCCTAATAACTTGATCTTTATCTCCGGTCTTTGTAACCGGTCTAACGTTAATTGTATTTCCCCTCTTAACTTGTTCTTCTCTTAACAAAGGTCCGAGCAACTTAAAAGCTCCCATCTGCTCTAGCCAAGATGTAGGACGATAACGTCTATAAGTATTATACTTCCTAAACATCTGATCGAACAACTTAGTCGGCGTCCAATAGCCAGCATCAACTTCTAACAGAAAGCATCTATTCTTATGATCTCTGGCCATAACAGTAATTGCACTTTGACTCGTACTAGCTCTGGCTTTCTTCTCAGAAGCAGCCGGGTCAATACCAATCTGTACATCCATATCTTCAACGTACAACGGCTTCTCGGCTCCGGGTATCCAAATCAAATGCCCAAACTCAGGACTATAGTCTAGTGTAAACTTCTTCAAATCAAAATCTGTCCATTCACTTGTAGAAGCTAAATGAGGATTATTCAAATACTGTGTTACATACGTCCACCAGTGATCTTTCTTAATTTCAGCTAGTCCCTCAAAAGTAATTGCTTCAGGAAATACTATCTTTCCGGCTTCTACAGCCATTCTATAATAAACATCCCAAGTACCTTTAGGTTGAATGTCATAAGGTATCTCTGCCCAGTTACCCCAAGCACTCTTAGCGTTATTCATTACATATTCATAAGGATCATCTATAGCATATCTAGTAGCTGCAAGATTTATCCTTCCTGTAGTCCAATCAGTTAACAAAGTCCTAGAAGAACTCTGAAACCAGTTATCAATCTTAAGCATCTCTGTACCAGATTGATGTGTTGAGTCTAATTGCTTATCTCCAACAATATCATCTAAGTTCAATAACTCAAAGTGATTTCCTGCCGTTGAACCACCAACCGTAATTGGCTTTATACTTGCTTCAGGTAAGTTATGCGTTCTATTCGGCATAACCATCTCACGAGCATTCCAACGTTTAGCAAGA